GCTGATGGTGCGTTGGTTCCGGTGATCGAGGAGTTGCCGCCGGCATTGCCCTGAACGTCAGGAGCAGTCCCGGCTCCGCCGAGCCCGACCGCGACGGTGTAGGTCGATGCCGTCGCCAGAAAGGTGCTTGTAGTCAGGCCACCGACGACACCGCCGCCGCCGCCGCCGCCCGCCCCGAAACCGAAGAACGCTCCCGATCCGCCACCACCACCTGCGACAAGCAGGTAGTAGATCGTCGCGCCCGCCACCGGCGTGAAGGTTCCGCCGCCCGGCCCCCACTGGAACGTCTGTCCAAGGACACCGTTGTACGTGACGTTTTCTGTGATCGTCGGGCTGCCGGTATAGGCAGTGATCTGGCTCGACCCGCCACCACTCGGCGCAGCCTCGAAATAGTCGGCGTCTAGGATGACAGACGCCTGCGGCTGATCCCACACGTCCGAGCCGCCGGTAATGCCGCGCGGAAGGTCGGCCTCCGGCTCAGGGACGTTGCTCATGGCTTACCCGTGCGCGATCTTGCCTTGGCCCCTGACGGTGCCCGTCGACGTGGTGCCGCACAGCATCAGCATCATCAGGCAGGAATCGTTCGGGATGCTGGGCAGGCCCAACTGCGCCCAGTCGAAAGCCTCCGTCTTGTTCAGAAGCGGAACCGAGACGCTGGTCCTCGGTCGAGTGGCGGTGATGCCGAAGTTGCCGGCGGTACCAGTGGTGGCAGACAGGGTGACGCCGGTCACCGCGCGGATGAACTTGCCCGCCACGGCCGAGACGAGCGGATACATTCTGCCGGCGCGGGGGGTTGCACCCAAGGCAATGGCCGCAAGGTTGCCCGTGGTGCCGTCATTGTATTCGACCGCCACAGTGGCGTTGACCCCGGTCGCGCCGAGCGCGGTATAGACCTCCAGCCACCATTGCACGTCGGAATAGTTGGCGTCGCCCAGACGGGCGGCCCCAGGGCTGCTGGTGACCAGCGACAGCGCACCCTGCGACGTGGTGACGATCCCCGAAAGCCCGCCCATGTGCGCCAGGCGGTCGTGGATCTCGAGGTTGCTGGCGGAGTTGCCGCATTGCACCGCCAGCCAGGCAAGATAGCTGGTGGCCGGGGCGGTCTGGTTGGTGAAGCCGAAGGCGCCCGTGGTCGCGCTGGTCGGGACGGCGGCGGTCGTCGGGGTCGCGCCCGCGCCGGGCACCCCGGTCGCTTGCCAGAGCGAGAAGAACTGACCGGCCGCAGCGTTTGCAAGCGACGCCTTGTCGATGACGAGTCGGCTGGAGTTGTTCCCCAGCGCATCGATCAGCTGGTCACGGGTCGAGATCGTCATTCCACGGGCTCCAGGTACTCGGGCGCAAAAGCACCGGCCTCGCCGAGGACGCAGGCGGTTTGCCCGTCCTCGTGCGTGATCACCTCGGTGATCGTGAACTCGCCGGGAAAGCTGTCGGCGAAGGGCGGAAGGACACGCACCCTGTGGCCGGCTTTGGGATCGGCCAGCATCAGGCGTTCCCCTCGGTCTTGGTGAAGCTGGTGATGCTGACCTGCTGGCCCGCGGTCACCGTAGCGCTGTCCATCACCAGGTCGGAACCGGCGGTCCCGCAGGTGCCCTGCTCATGGCAGGTCGCGCCCTGCTTGATTCGGTAGTGGCCGAAGGTGCCGCTGGCGTCGGCGGTCAGGTCCTGCCAGGTGCCAAGCAGCGTCACCTGGCCGGACGCGGGCGTGTTGTACCAGTCGGCCGGCAGGGCGATGGTGGCCAGCACGGTGCCCGAGTCGGCGGCGGCGCAGTTGGCCGGCGGTGCGCCGGTCCGCAGCTCCAGCGTCGGCGACGCGCCGATGGTCGCTTCGATTGCGGCAAGGCGGGCGTTTCGCACCGCGACGGAATGTTGGACTGCCATTTGGTCATGCTCCGTTGTTCGCCCGAGGGCGTTGATGTCTGTTCGAATGTCGGGAAAGGCGTCAGCGCCTTAGGTTCTCAGATCCACACGCGGACTTCGCCGCGGGCTCCGGCCGCGTTGCGTCCGCCGGCACCGCCAGGTGCACTGCCTGCAACGCCGACGCCACCACCGGCTCCGCCGAATAGAGAGACGCCACCACTCCCCGACGAGCTGGCGCCCTGTCCAGCGCCGCCGGCACCGCCGAAGACCGCATCGCCTCCACTCGTCCCAGCGTTGCCGGCGCCTGTGGCGCCACCGCCACCTCCGCCACCACCCCAGAGGCCGCCCCGGCCCGGACTGCCTGCGTTAGCAAGGTTGCCTCCGCTGCCACCAGTGCCGCCGCTCACGGAACCCCCGGTACCGCCATTTCCGCCGGCGGTGCCACTACCCACGGATCCGGCGGCAAGCTCGCCACCGCCACCGCCACCTCCGCCACCGGAAATGTTTCCTCCACGGCCGCCGCCATACCCGGTGAGAATCGCACCGAATGTCGAATTCCCTCCGTTCGATCCGACCACGCCGCCTGCGCCCACTGTAACGCTGACACTGGCTGGCAAATCGGCGATCCGCATGCGCGTCGAAGAGTAACCTCCGCCGCCGCCACCTGGCCCGTTAGTGCTTGAGGCGCCAGAACCGCCGCCGCCCCAGGCCTCGATTGTCACCATGGTATCGTCGTCTAGACCAGCCGGCTTGTTCCATGTCCCGCTTGCAGTGAACTGCCAGTAGTAACGCGCCGAACCACCGCCAATCGCAGTCAGAAGCGGGCTCAGGATGCGGAAGGACCCACCTATGTACTCCAGCAGGCTGCGCAATCCAGATCCGATGGCGCCAGCGATCAGTGCGGCGCCCGAAGGATCCAGCACGGCGATGGCCGATCCGCCGTTCAGCGCCAGTGTCACACCTGCGGTGTTGGTCGCCCCCCAGGTGATCTCGAACTTCATCCCGTCGGCCAGGCCGCCGCCATCCAGCGGCGGGTCCAGCGTGGCGGTGACCGCGTTCGCCGTCCCGCCGACCGCCGTCAGCGGCAAGGCCGAGGCATCGAACAACGTCTTGAACCGTTCCGAGTACTGCCGCATCAGACCCGATCCGCCGCCGCCGGGCAGCGGCGGGGTGGACAGGTCGCTGAAGGTTAGTCTGCTTGCCATGTGATCCTCAGGGGGTCAGGTCCGGCACGATGCCGGGGGCTTCATCGACCATGACGATGGTCGCGGTCAGGTCGGGGCCGGGCTCGATGTCCTTCACGATCAACCGGCGGACCTCGCTGGCCAGCGGCCCGACCGACACGAGGGTGCCGATGCTGATGCCGGCGGCAGAGATCGCGGCGGCGAAGGTGAGCGTGTCGGTGTCGCCCGTAGTCCCGGCCAGTGTATGGACAGTGATCGATCCGGCGCGGCGGATCATGGCGCCGGTCTTCTGGCCCAAGGCCAGGATGTCAGGTTCGGCCAGGATGTCCGCCGATCCAAGCACGTCGGTCGCCGAGGTCCGGACCGGAACGGCACCGTCCAGCTTCAACGCCGTGATATTGCCAGATCCGTCGAAAGTCATGTCGATAACCCGCGCGGATCCGCTGTACTGCTCCAGCGCGTCATGCTGGACGCCGACAAGGTCGCCACGCCGGCAGATGATCGCCTCGGCCGGGGCTTCCAGTGTGTAGAAGGCTCCGCGCTGCTCCAGCTGCTCCAAGTCGTACATGGCCCGGGCGACGACCTCGACCTCGGTCACCAGCCCCTCATAGGTGACCTGCTCCAGCCTCCCGGTATCGCTGGAGATGCCGGCCCGGAAAACCGTGATCTGGTGGCTTTCGTAGTCCCGGGTCGAATCCCGGAAGTTGACGCGAAACCCTTCAGGCAGTCGGGCGAAGGCCTTCGTCCACTGGAACCCGCTGGAATTGCGGGGCGTGAAGATCTGCACCGGAGCTTCGGCACTTCGATCATAATCCCGGACCACGCCCCAGATCTCCGACTGGTAGGGCTTGGCATAGCCACAGGACGCGACGATGCGCAGGGCGTCGTCCACCGTGGCATCCTCGACCAGCGCATTGACCTGGTAGCCGAGGCTGGTGCAGGCCGTGCGCCAGGCGACCAGTCCGGCGTCATCCACGATCGGCTGCGGCACCGGGTCGAGATTCTGCCAGCCTGCCAGCACATCGCGGTAATGCGGCGCGGGGTTCGAGCTCACCACCCAATTCCGCCAAGCAGTGCCGTCCCAGTCGCGGACATAGCCACCGGCGACGCAGCTGACCCGCTCCAATGACCGGTTGCGCGCCCGGACTGCGATGACCGACAGGCCGCTCGACGGCAGGGGATGCTCGTTCCAGACGCTTACCGACCGCAGCAGCACCAGGCTGTCGCTGACGCCGTTGCGGCTTTGCGCGATGCGGGCCGGGGTGCCGGCATAGCCGAAGAGGTCCCAGACAGTGCCGCTGACCGTGTAGGCGGACGAAGACCAGGCCGAGTTCTGCACGTGCTGGCCACGAACAACCTCAACTTCGTACCGACCCTTCGGAAAGATAGCCGTGTCGAGCAGGATCGTTGCCGTGTAGCGGTTCAGTAGGACGCGCTGGACCCTGGTCGTCCCCAGGTTCGAGCTTGTCATCCATGTATCGCCCGACCCGTCGTCGAAGTAGGCGTCAGCGGCCCAGGGATCGCCTGCCGGGCTCTGCGTCTGTGCAGGGGCGGCAACCCGCGCCTCGACCCATCCCTCCGTGACAGCGGCGCCGGGCGAGCTGCTGGCGTCGGCAGTCCAGACCAGCTTGATCGTGGCTCGCAGCTGGCGCGGAGTCGCGGCGCTGAAGTGCATCTCGGGCAGGTTAATCCAGGAGCTCGATCCCACCTGGCGTAGGCGCAACCGCAGCGGCACCCGGAGACGGTCGGTGTCGCTCGCATTCTTGTTGATGCCGCCCGGGAAGACCAGGTGCAGCCAGTGCTCGTCTGGCGCGTCGCGCGTCGCTACCGTGATCGCCTGTGGCAAGGCGGCCGAAAAGTCGCCAGTCGGCGATTCCAACGTGAAGCCGTCGCTGGCGTCGACCGTGTAGCCCCGCAGCTCGGACTGCAGCGGCTCCGTCCGGGCCTGCCGGCGCACCATCGTGATCGGCAGGTCGCCCGGCCAGCCTTCGCGGGTTTCGTATTCCACGTTGACCAGCCCGTCGATCGCCGCCGCACCGACGCGGATGTCGGTGATCTGGTGCGGGCCGTTCAGCACGTAGATCGCCTCCACCAGCTCGTCCGGCCCGTCGAAATAGGTGAAGGGCTCGCAGGCGAGGGGCGGAAACACCTTGCGCTGCCCTAGGACGCGCGGGATCGGTCCATTCGGCTCCAGTATGTTGCCATCGGCGCTCGCCGCCCCCGGGTTGTTGACCGCCTTTGGTCCTGTCGGAATGACCGGCGGCGGAACCAGCGCCGACAGGAGGAGCGACCCGACCAGCGAGACACCCGCAGCGGCCAGGGTCGCACCGATCGTACCAGCGCCGAACAGCTTCGCCGACAGCCCGAGCTTGGTTGCCAGGCCCCCGCCCGCGACGAACCCGGTAAGCGCAGTCAGCGCAATCCCCGCGACGATCGCCAGTATGTTTTTCCCACCGCCTTCCTTGCCGCCGCCCATCGGCGGGGCGTGGAAGGTGATCTCGACCGGAATGCCATTGTGCTCTGCCTTGGGCCGGATCACGCCCCAGGCTTGGCGGTAGACCGGGCGGCCGTTGATGCAGATGACCCCACGGCTGTCAAAGTCATGCGGCAGGCAGGTCATCTGCGTCTTCAGCTCGGCCAGCGTCAGACCTTCCGGCAGATAGCGCACCTGCGGCGGGGCCAGGCTGCCGAACTCGCGGTAGACGGCAAGCTGCATCAAGTCGCGTGTCTCCGGTAACCCACGATCCGACCCCGGACCGTGTGGTGGCTGATCGGCACCAGGACCGACCCGGTGTCCTCCTCGGCATGCAGGAGGCGCGCCACATCGGCGATGATGCCCACATGACAGACCGCTCGCCCGCCCCGGGCGCTGCGCATCAGCACCACGTCGTGGACACCGGGCCGAAGCGGACCGTACCAGGGACCGCGATCCTTCTGGTGGCTCATCTCGCGCGCCACACGCACCAGGTCGCGGGCGCCGATCTCGCCGTACTCCGGCAAATCGATCCCCAGCTGCTCGGCATAGATGCGCCGCACCAGCGACCAGCAGGTCACCTCTCCCGGCCCCTCGCCGAAGGGCAGGCCGATGTAGGGCGCCCACCAGTCCATCATCGGAACAACCCCGGCATGCGGGACTGGGTGCAGCGCTGTCCCGGCCACGGCTCCTGGCTGTAGTCTCGCAGCATCACCCGCCCCGAAATATCCGACGCCGTCACGGTCACGTCGATCAGGTCGAAGTCCGCGAACCGGTAGAGCGTCGAGCCGCCCGGGATCTCGGTGCGGGGGTTCTGGCTTAGGTCGAAGTCCGACGACGACCTGATCTCCAGCGTCACCTTGGCACGGTCGTTCAGGCCCAGAAGCGCCTGCCCGATCCGCTGATCGACATTCTGCATCCGCAGTTCCGTCTGCGGCGGGCCCTCGATGTCCGTCAGGATGCCGAACTCGAAGGGCAGGCCGAGGTAGGTCGCACCGCCCAGGACGTAGTCCAGCACATCAGAAACCACCCGGATCGGCACCTGTAGCGACGGGTGGGTCACCGTCAGGAACGCCAGCAGCGCATCCACGCTCTCCGGCGCTTCCAGGGCCGCCTTTGCATCTGCATCGATCGTGCGGCTCATGGCGTGAAGTAGATCCTGCGCTTCGTCAGGGCCGGCGCCGTGGCCGGGATGCCACCGGCGGTGATCACCACGCCCGCCGTGTAGGTTTCGACATCCGTGCTGGAGACCGAGTAGACGTTGAACGTGCCGGTGACGGCTGGCAGCGCGCTGGCAAGGACCTTTTCGCCGCCGATGCCGTAGACGCCCGCATTCCAGTCGGCCACGACCTGCGGCACGACCGATGCGGCGGGGCGAACGTAAGGCGCCCACCAGGGCGTTCCCGGCAGCCGCATCAGCTTCAGCGTCAGGTCATGCAGATCCGCGCCGCGAGCGACCACGTCGAAGAGCCGCGGGCTGTTGCCGAGGATCCGCCACAGCGCTGGGTCGCCGTAGACCGGATCGCGCCAGCTGAAGGCCTTGACCCCACCCGCCAGATCGTTCGCCACGAAGGACTTGAAGGCGCTCAACGCGGTCAGCCGCAGGTTCCGGAAGGTGGCGTCGAAGGTTTCCGGGTTGGCGGTGGTCCGAGCCCGGGTAATGGGCGGTCCGTACTCCGTCGAGAAGCTTGCCCGGCTGTCCAGCGGGCCACCGTTGAAGCTTTCCCGCCGCGGGAACTGAGGCATGGTGGCAGGCCAGTTTGGCGGGACGGGCATCAGCGCCTCACCGGGCTGGGCGGGGTTCCGAACCGCGACCGCATCGCGCTGTCCTGCCGACCGCTGGACAGCGACTTGCCGATGATCACGTCGATCTGCCGATCCCCATTCGGACCGCGCCGCTCGCGTGTCTCGACCTCACCGCCGCCCATGTTGTTGACGTTCACGACGACATTCGACCCACCGCCGCCGGCAGCCGCCACACCCAGCTTTCCGCCAATGCGGGTCAGCGGCATGATCGCCTCGGGTCCTGCCTCGCCCATCAGGCCCATCCCGTTCTTCATCGGGAACATGGTGGCACTGCTGACAATGCCACCGGCGGCAAAGGCCTGTACGGCACCACCTGCGAAGACGTTCCCGTCGGCATTGGCCAGGGGAATGATCCCACTCGACCCGAAGACGCTCGGGAAGCTCTTCGCCAGCTGGGCATAAAGCGCCATCTGGAAGAGCTGCTTCGACAGGTTCTTCAGCGCCTCGGCCGGATCGTCGAAGAGGTTGTCAAAGGCGCCACGGATCGCGCTCGCAGCTTTCTTGCCGAGGTCGCCCGCCTTGTTCAGCTCCTTGCCGAGCTTGTCGACGGCCCGGTTGTAGGTCTCGGTGTCGAGCTTTCCTGCCGCATGGAGGTCGTTGAGCTCCTTCAGCTCGATCGCGTACTTTTCGGCAGCTGTCCGGGTCTGATCGAAAATCCGGGCCGCTTCCCGGTCGGCCTGGCTCGCGCCGCCGCCGCCGCCACCGCCACGACCGCCGCGCGGCGCTTTCCAGACACCGCCTGCACCACCGGCGACGGTGCCGTCGAGATCGCCAGGCGAGTTGAGCTCCCAGGTCGCGAAGCGCGCCGCGTCGGGACCGCTCATCCCCTTGTTCTGGATCTTGCCGTAGTTGAGGCTTGCGGCTTGGGCGAGCTGCATGTTCATCGCAAGCCGCGCCGCTTCATCGGCCCCGGCCGAGATCGGCGAAGCGATGTCCACGCTGGCAAGGCCAAGGGCCGCCAGTTCGGCGTCCGTCAGGTTCTGCAGGAGGACCAGCGCTTCTTCGCTTAGGACGCCACCCGCATCGGCGGCGTCCAGGATGGAGGCCCGCAGGTTCGCCATCGCATCCGCCTGCGCCTGAGCGCCCTCGGCATTGGCGACCTCCTGTAGGGCCTGTGCCACGGCTTCGATCTGCGGAACGCTTTCCTCGAAGTCCAGCCCCAGAGCATCGGCCACGTCGGCAAGGGCGTAAAGACGGTTCGTGGCCGTGACCGCATCGTCGCCGATGGCAATCGCGTCTTGGAAGTCTCCGAAAACGGCGGTCAGGCTGCTGCTTGTCTGGGCCAGCGCATTCTCGGCACGGGCGGCGGCGATCTGGCGCTGGATCTCCAGCACTTCCCTTGCCTGCGCCGCCTGGGCGCCGAAGTCCCCGAAAAGCTTCGACGGATCCACGTCGGCGGCGCTGGTCGCCGACTTCAGGTCGCCCATCGCCGCGTTCAGGCCCTTGACCGACTCCTCCAGCTCCTTTGCTTTGTCCGTGCCCATCCCGAAGGCCGCGAACAGGGGGATCGCCACGGCCGCCGTGGTACCGAAGACCACGCCAAGAAGACCCAGGCCGGAAAGTAGCTGCGGCAGCTGCTGGGCCAGTGCGCGGCTGACATCCGTGCCGCCGGCGACTTGGACCGCAAAGTCCTGCACCTGGAAGCCGACGTTCTGCAGCCCCTGCCCGCTGGTGCGCGCACCGCGGTCGATCTGTCCGAAGCTGCGCTGCGCCTCGGCCCCGATCGACTGGAACTCGGCCTTCAGTTGGCCGCCGCCCTCAGCCTTGATCCGGACTGATACCTGCTTCTCTGCCATCGTCGTCGGATTCCCGGTTGTGGGCCTTGACCAGCTCCGCCTCGAGGGCGGGCATCACTTCACAGACAAGCGCGCCAGGAAGTCCCAGCGCGCCCGCCATGGCCAGCACGGCCGTCATGTCGAGGCCGATCATCGCGCCGGGAATGGCGCGGACCTGTCGGCCAGCCTTAAGGAACAGGTCCCAGAGCGCCCAGCCTTCCGGGCTCTGAGGCTCGTTCAGTGAGTAGGGGCACTCGGCGCAGGTGCTTCCGCACCCGCCGCAGTATTCGCTTCCACCACCCGGGCGGAGGTGCCATTCGGCCCGGGCGACGAGACGTTTTTTTCCGCATCCAGTGCCAGGCGCGGGTTGACGTATTTCGCCTCAAAAGCCTTCAGCACCCCGAAGACGTCCATCAGCGCAGCCAGGCCTTCCAGCGTGAAGGCCAGCGGCTCGTCGTTCTCGTCGCCAACGCCTTCCCAGTCCATGACGGCATGGCGGGCCACGACGTGGTTGAAAAGGGCACCGGTCTGCTCCGGGGTCATCTCCTTGGCAGCCTCGCCCATCGCCTCGATCTCGCGCTTGAACTCGGCACGGACGCCGAACATCAGCGCGGTGGTGAAGGGGCGGACCTTCAGCCGGACGCCCGCCACCAGGTCCAGCCACATGGGCTGGGTCAGTTCGATCAGCTTCAGCATCAGTAGGTTGCCACCGTGTTGGTCAGGACGGCGGTGCACATCCGAGCCGGGCTGGTCGCTTTTGCGGCCTGCCACTCGAACTCGACCCGGATCCCTTTCGGCCCTTCGACCGAAACCTTCGGGCGCGGCAGGTAAACCGCATGGGCGGTGAACTGGAACTGGGCGTTGGCGCCCAGGCTGTAGAGCGAGATCAGCTCGCAGGGCGTCCCGTTGATCGCCTGCGTCAGCAGCGTGGTGTCCGCGAAGCGCGCCACGATCCGGCCGGTAAGGCTGGCGATGGTCGGATCAGCCCCGTCGATCTTGCCGTCGGACCGGATCGTCTCCACACGGTCAAGGTTGTTCGAGTAGATGAACTCGGCACTTTCGATGTTGCCAAGGGCCGAGCCGTCGCGGCTGATCGAGCCGTTGAAGTTGCCGAAGCGGGTCAAGGCATAGCTCGTGGGCGTCCCGGCACCGGTCGTGGCGGAAGGCGCGTTCTCACCTTGCGCGACGATGTCGACATCCATGCGCAGCTGGCCCGACCGCTCCATGTTCCAGCGCAGCCGGTCGACCATGCAACCCGCGTTCATCGCGTACTGCGGCACTTCCGGGTAGCCCAGTTCGATCGCCATCGAGGGCAGGACCAGGCCACCCGACTGGAACGTGTGGACCTTCGGCGTCGTGCCGGTGGTGGTGGGCGCACCGAATGCGGCCTTCAGCCAGACGCCCAGGTTCTCGACATCGATCGGCACGGCAATTCGGCCGTCAGCGGTGACTGCGTCCTTGATCGGAGCAAGCGGGTCCCGGCCAAAGCCGAGAAGCTCGTTTTCCAGAAGCGGCTGCATCGCCCCGAGGCCGGAGCTCGCGAAAGGCATGGTGCGATAGCCGCTGGCCGGCGGGGTACCGTAGACGGTTTCGAACGCGACGTTCATCTGCGCGCGCGATCCATAGGCTCGTGCCATGGTGATCTCCTACTGAAGCGGATCGGTTGTGTCGTAGTGCAGCCAGACACCCACGGTGACGGCGCTGAAGCTCAGCCCGGCCTGCACCGGGATGTCGGACGGCTCCGGACCTTCCGGCTCGGCCCAGTTGGTCAGCCCTCCGAAGGTGCGATCGATGCCGATGGCCTCGCCGATCGCTACGAGGATCTCGTCCAGCGGCAGCTCTCGCTTTCCATCGGTGTCCTGGTAGTAGACCTCGATCTCTGCCCGGTGCTCCCAGTGGTAGGTCAGGGGCGACAAGGTGTGGTCAGGCTCGCCGGGATTCCCGTCCCGCAGGATCGCCCTGCCGCAACCGCCGATCCGGCTCGGGACCGAGGCATTGCGCTCATAGTCCACCCGCAACGGGTACATGGCAGCCTTCAGCCGGGCGTCCAGCGCCTGCAGGATGGTCTCGCGCTTGCTCGGCATGTCTATCTCCAGCCCGCGACGATCCGCTGGGGCAGTCCGCCCGCGATGCGCAGCGCTGCGGCGTAGAGGTTCAGGCGCTTTCGCAGGGTGACCTGCGGCACCAGGGCGAAGATCGGAACAGTCCGGTTCTTGAATCCCCGGGCAGCCTTGGTGAAACCGTCGCGGCCCATCGTCCTTGCGCCGCGCTTCACTCGGCCATCATCGACCAGAAGTGCGGCGCGACCCGGGCGGTAGACGAAGCGCAGCGCGCGGCCCGTGCGCCCTTCCCATTCCGCCGGTGTGATACGTCCACCCC